CGCAGACGCCGCCGGTAAGCCGGAGGGCGCGTTGTGGGAGGTCCGCGACGGCGCGACAATGGTCCGCCGCTGGGTCCTCACATCGGGCACGTGGACGCGTGTCGCCGTCGGCACTGACTACATCGGCGCAAAGGCTATCGGACGCGCACAAATCGGTGACCTGGCCGTCGGCACGGCACAGATCGCCGACGCGTCGGTTACAAACGCGAAAATCTCTGACCTGGCGGTCGATAAGCTGACCGTTGCGGGCGGCGCGAAGTTCAACAGTGCCGTTATTGACACGCTCATCGCGGACCGCGCGTTCCTCGGGAAGGTCGCCGCGACAGCGATCACGGTCATGTCTGACAACCTCATGCCTGACCCGTACTTCGACCACGCGGAAAATGGCGTGTGGACGCTAGCCGAGCCCGGGCAATTCACGTCCCCGCCGACCCAGTACCTCGGTCACGCGCGCGCCGCGATGGTCACGCCCCGCCCGAAGGGCTTTCCTGACCCGACCGTCGTCGGGCCGGTCCTGTCACCCGCGAACCGCGTCCCGTGCAAGCCCGGTGACGCCGTTGTCGCGTCCGCCGCATGGTACGCCGCCGCACCCATGAGCCACCTCGGCGGCGGCGGGTTCGCTGTCCGCGTCGCTTTCTACGCGGAGGATGGAACGCGCGTAGCGGCCACCGTATGCGGGTCCACAGTGCCGATCACTAACCACCCGGTCAGCAGGTGGTTCACGGTCGGCGGCGACGGCCAGGTGACCGTTCCCGACCGTGCGGTCAGGATGAGCGTCGAACCGGTGTGCCTGGCATCCACGGGCACGCCCGTCGGCGCACCGATGTACGTCGGTCACGTGGACGTCCACAAGGCAACCGGCGCGGTAGACATACGGGACGGCGCGATCACCGCGCCGAAGATCGCCGCCGGGTCCGTGGACGCGACAAAGATCAACGCCCAATCCGTCGCCGCCGCAACCGGAAAGTTCCTGAAGGTCACCACTGACCAACTGGTAGCCGGGACGGCCAAGATTGGCGGTGACCTGATCGCCGACAGGATCACCGGTAAGACCATCGTTGCCGGGTCCGGTGCGAACGCCGTCACCCTCGGCCCTGACAAGCTGATTGTCAGCAAGGGCGGAAAGCCATACGTCATGCTCGACCCGGCGCAGCCCTACGGTATGGCGATCAAGTCGCCGACGTCTGACGCGCTCCTGTCGCTTGCGTCGATCATTTTCGGCGCGTCCGGCTACGCGTGGGCGGGGACATATCCGCCCAGCTCGTCGGGCTATTCGGTAACGAACTTCACCGTGCCCGCGTCGTCGTCGGGCCGCGCGATGATCCTCGTTGTGTCGTCCTACGATATGGGCGTCCAGTCGCCCGCTTACCGGTGGGGAGACATTAATGTCAACGGGTCGCGTCTGTATGAAACGCCCAACCAATACTCCTACAATGGGTGGGACTCGGGGCAGCTGACAATGCTGACCATGCTGAAGGACCTTCCAACTAGCGGCACGTGGGCGATCAAGACCAGCCTATGGTTCGGTACGGACGCATCAACGGGGTTTGACAAGTGGTCACATCGTGACATTTCCGCGATTGTGATTCCCATCTAGGAAAGGAGCGCGCATGGCGCACCAGCACCCAAAGGGGCCGATTGTCCCCGACGCAGGGGACCGCATCATCGAGTCTATTGACAAGATGGTCAGTACCTCCGGCCTCGTTCGCGCCGTCGCCACGACGGACGAGGCGCGCAACATCGTCAAGGCGGCGAAGGCAGCCGGAAACGGCCCCACTGCGGGCAATCCGATGTACTTCCTCGTACATAACCTCCTGCTGTCTAGCACGGGCGAAACCGCGGGCGGCCTCCCCGTACTACACCCGTCGATGACGGTTGACTTCGCAACCGCTAACAGCACGGTCAGCGGTGTCGTCGAACTTAGCGCGGGCAACTACCGCAAGCTATGTGACGCCCGTATCGAGGCCCGCCCTTACCAGCGTGTGGCGTTCGCTATCGGGTCCCTGTGGGGCGTCAACGCGACAGCGCAGCAATATGTTGACCTGGAGGTCTGGATGAACGGCATCAAGGGCCGTAGCCGCCTCGGATCGTGGGACGATTCCACGTCGGCGCACTGCCTCGGCGTGATCCCCGCGAACACCGTCCCCGACTGTTCGATGTGGCTCCTCGGGGCCGGACCGAACGGGACGAAGGTCACCGTGTCCGCCGACGACTGGTCGAAACTGTCAGTCATGGCGTTCCCGTGCCCCGCACTGTAAGCATCCNCGAGTAACCATCAACGCAGCGCCCGTTCCCGCGCCCAGGAACGCCGGTAACGGCGCTATCATCATCCCCGGTGACATCGTCGTTGATCAGACATCGCCCGTTGACGTCGATGTCCTGCCGGGCACCTACCGCCTGGTTGTGTACACGTCAACCCAGATGCTGGCAGCCAGCACCGTCATCCTGAATGACGGCGACGTGTTCGAACTGGCATCCATCCTCACTGCCCCGGCGGACCCGGGTTATGTCACTCCGCCGAACGAGTGGCTATAGGGCGTGGAGGATGAGCGCGCCGGTCGCACCGCGCCCGGTTTCATGTCGTCAGTCCTGTAACCGCGAAGCGCGGTAGAATGTGACCGCCTGATAGAGAAAGGAAAGGCCATGCCTGAACATCTGGAAGACATCAAGGACACCGGTAACACGTCGCCTGCCGACGTGGCACCCATCCGGGAGGTGAAGTATGACGGCTAAGGCGTATGACGCACTCCGCGTAGCCGCAGGTGAAATCGGCTACAGTCGTTGGAACGACCCCGAGGAGGGCACCAAGTACGGACGTTGGTACGCCGAAGGCCACGGCGCATATTTCGGCGCGTCCGGCGTGCCGTTCTGCGCTATGGGCGCATCCTGGGTGCTCGCCCAGGTCGGCATGGAACCGCCCGGCGGCGCGTTCGCTTATGTGCCCGCCGGTATCAACGCCGCCCGCGCGGCNGATAGCGTCGCGGCTGTCATCCGCCCGGCCTATGACCAGTCGGCAAGCACCGTCGGCGGTATCACCGAGGACGGCTACTGGGGTCCCCGCACGACGGCGGCCCTTCAGGAGGTGCTCGGGACGCCCATCGACGGCGTGGTGTCCTCCCAGGAGGTCGAAAACCGATCGATCATGCCCGCCTGCACTGACGGGTGGGAGTGGGAGACCGATCCCGACGGGTCCGCCGTGATAGCGGCCATGCAGGCGCGCCTCGGCGTCACGAATGATGGGATCATGGGACCCGTCACGATCAACGCGCTTTCCGCGCGGTATGGAATCGAGGGTGACGGCGTCCTGTCTGATCCCTCACTCACTGTCGCGGCCATGCAGGCCGCCCTGAACAACGGAGGTTTCTGACCTATGGCACCGCTCNCCCCGACGCCGGGAGCGTCATCCTGACAGAGGCCGCTGGCGTGATCGCCGCCGGGCAGCTCGTCTATACCGCCTTGAAGCCCACCGGGCTTATTGACTGGTGGGAAAAGGCGACCAGCCCGACTAACACCGTCGAGGGCGGCGATCAGTGACGGGAGCAACTCACCCGGTTGTCGCGGTCATCACGGCCCCGGAGGTTGTGGCAGCTCTCATCAGTGTGATTGTTGCCATTTGTGGGACGATTGCGATTCAGCTTCGCGCGCTCCAGGAGCGCCTGAAAAAGCGGCTCGATGACGTCCACGCTACCGCCGAGGCAGCACGTGAGCAGGTGACGAATCACCACGGGTCAAACCTGCGCGATGACCTTGACGCGCTAGCCGCGCAGATGCGTGAGGGGCTGGCGGCTATTCAGTCCGCACAGAACCGCGCCGATGAGCGCGCCGAGCGTGAGCGCAGCGAGCGCGTCAATGAGGTGCGTCTCATCCGTGAGGAGCTGGGGCGGATGCGTGAGGACATCCAAGCGCAGCGCGAGGATATGCAGGCACAGCGCGACGCCCTCACGGCGCACGTGGTACACTGACAGCGTACTTTTCGTTTGTTCGCCACAAGGCCCCCCACTTGGACCGTCCAGGTGGGGGGCCTTGGTCTACGCGCTTAGCACGGGCAGGTGAAAACCATCAGCTTCACGGTGACGGCGTCCCCGTCGCGGTCGATCATGTAGAGGGCGGCCCGCCAATGCGGGGGGACGTCCTCGCGTGGGTCGGTAATCG